GTATTACAAAAAGTATTAAGCCTAATGCCAGACGTAAAAGTTGGTCTACGTGTGTTATCTACAACTACAGACGGATTGGTAACAATTGCAAAACCTTTAATTATAAGTTTAAAAGATTTAGCAACAGAATTAAGTCAAAATAATATTGAAAGTTTAACGGCAGTAGGAACAGATAGATTTTCTGGAACAACTACTCCTGGATCTAGCGAAAGAAACTCAATGCTAAATGCTGCTGGAATTGCAGGCGAACCAAAAACATATGAAGAACTTGTTGCAGCATCAGCAAAGGCTAAAGAATATGTTAGTTCAGGCAAAGATATAGATAAGAGAAAAGAAGCCGCTGCATTAGTTTCTGAACAAGTCAATATTGAAAAACAAATGCTTGGATTAACTGACAAACAAAGAATACAAGCAGAAATAGATTATTCAAGAGATAAGCATGCAGCAGCAATAGAAGATGCATTAATTAAAAGTAGAGTATCTGCAGGCAAAGCCTCAGTTATGGCAAGAGATCAAATTCTTGAGGCAGAAAAAGCAGTACAGCCATTATTACTACAGGCAAAGTCAGAAAAAGAAAAACAAGTTATATTAGAAAAAGCACATACTGCTGCATTATTAAAACATTCTACAATGTTTGCTGGATATGATGAATCAAAAACAAGTACTGAAGTATTTAATAAAACACAGTTAAAGATGGTCTTAAGAGATATTCCGAGAAGCCAATTACAATATGGAACTCCGTATGGGGATGACGAGATTGTGCCAGAAGATGCTGCAAAATTTAATGGTAGAGCATTTAAAGGGTTATCAGGAAGAAGATTATCAAGAAATCAAAGTGCAATTGTTGACGCAAACATTAATGCAGAATACAAACAAGATAAAGCAGAAACTTATAAAATCTTAAAAGCATCATATACGGTTGGATCTCAAGCAGCACGAGGAGCAATTGATGGATTTAAAGATACCGCAGAAATTAAATCGCCATCTAGAATTATGTATATTGCTGGAGCAGAATTAGCAAAAGGTGCTATTAAAGGTTTTAAAGATGCTGCTGCAAAACTAACAAGAAGTGGTGCTGCTGGCGAATTGGTGCCAACAGAAAAAACAAAACAACCTAAATATAAAAGAGATGGCCTAAAAATAGTTCCAGTTGGAACTACTGCTCCTAATGTTGTGGATGAAAAAGATGGACAACTTAGAGATGCTGAAAGACAAAAAAGAAAAATAATGCTTGCTAGAACAAACGGGGTATTATTTGGAATGTCGTCACTATCCTCTGTTCTTGGAATGATGGGTAATGGAATTGCACAAAAGGCTGCCCCATTTATGGTTGCAATGAATGTTGCTACTATGGCAATGCAAGTGATTCAAGGACCTTGGAGTGCTCTTGCTGTTGGTGCTATTGCATTAGTTGCTGGATTTTATTATCTACTAGAAAAAAATAAACAACAGGCAAAAGCACAATCACAATATATAGAAACTATGTCTGCAACGACTGAAAAGATGAAATCAATTGGGAAATTAACTGGCAACATTGGTGCTTCTGAATTAATGGATAAACGAAGAAGTATGGGTACATTAGATAAATATCTAACTGGCTTTGATCGAAAAGGTCAACAGTTTGGAACATCAATGATGGAGTCTGACATTGGAAAACAAATATATGAAAATTTTACTGTTGCACTTTCTTCAGATAGAGGAGGAGCAGTTAAACAATTTGGTTTACAACTAGGCTCTTATGTTGCAGATGGAGTTATGAGTTTAGAACAAGCAGAAAGTTTTGCAAGATCTATAGGTATTTCTCTTAATGACATGACAGTTTCTTCTCAAATTGTAGGAGAACTAAGAGAACTGCTTGGCCCAAATGGAGAAAATTTATTAGAAACACCATTACTATTAAGAACAAGAATTATTGAAGAAAATTTAGATATTGGCAAAAATTCTTTAAAAGGATTTGAAGAGTCTATAAGTAAGTTAGGTATTGCAGGTAAAACATGGAGTGGACTTAAATCCATCTTTACAGAAACAGAAGTAGAAAGATATGCAGCACAAGTAGCAGCAGTAAATGTACAAAATATTGAGGCAGTTCAGGCACAAGTAGATGCACAAAATAACCTATATAGTAAAAAAATACAAGAATTAAAAAAACAAAAAGAATTAACAAAAGACAAAGAAAAACAAGCAGCACTTGATGAACAAATTTCAGCATTAACTACAAAACAAAAAACAGAAACTTCTCAATTAAGAAAAGGTATTGGAAAAGTTTTAGACGAACAGATGAAAGCATATGAACTTGCTAATGTAAATAATGTTAAATTAGGCACAGAAGTGCCATTTTTTGAATCATTAAAAGAGCAAGTTAGACAAAAATATAAAGATACTAATGCTGCAGGAGCAGAGGCATTTTTAGCAAAATCTTCAAACTTAGTTAGCGCATTTTCAACTAATGAGACTAGAGTAAAAGCACAAAGGCTAGAGGTAATAATTGACACACTTGTTGGAGGTGGCGCACTTGAAGTAGGTGCTGCAACTAATTTACTAGAAATGTTTGGTAGTGATAAAGAAAAAATGCTTAAGACAGTATCTACAGCATTTGAAATTAATGACGCAGGCCAAGTTTCTGAAGTTTCTAACGTATTGTATACATTATTTGGAGAAAAAAATCCTGAAATTGGCGCAAAAATATTTACTGAAATTACATCTAAAAAGGGTTCTGGAAAATTTGAAGATAGAGCAGCAACCCTTGCAGCATTATTTAAACTTCAGGGCAAAGAACTCAAAGCCTCAATGATTATTGATGATAATGGAAGTTTAGAGAAGTTAGATCAAATAATTGAACTTTCTAATAAAATTGAAAATTTACCAGACCCAATTGAAAAAAATGCCATAATGAATATTTTAACAGAAGGCTTAGATATCCAGGCTGGAGAACAAAAAGAATTAATGGCTTTTTGGGACTATATAAGTAAGTTACCAAAAGAACAACAAAAAACTGCTATTCAGTCATTCATTCAAATTTATAAAACAATAACGCCAGAAGAAGAGAAAGCAGCAGAAGATGCTGCAATTGCAAAGGCTGGAGGAAGTATACTTCCAGAATCTGTTCAACAAAAAATTAGAGGCGATGTTGGCAAGGTTGCAACAACTGTTGGTCAAGTAAAGCCTATATATGGTAAGACTGGCATTCTTCCAAAACCAAGCGGTAGTACACCACCACCAAAGAAAAAAGGCGATGGAAGAGATACAACATTTGATGATATGAATAAAAAATTAAAACTTTTTCAGCAAGCATCAGTTAATTCATTAAAGGGATTTAAAGAACTAAAAAGAGTTATGGATTTAGGTGGCAAAAAAGGCGGAGCCTACATGACATTTAATGGCATAACAAATCAATTGGTTGCTACCAAAAAACTTAGTACAGAATTTATAGATATGATAGAGGGCTTAAGTCCAGAAGAAATACAAAAGAAGTTTGGTAAATTTGGTTTAGAAATTGAAAAAGGTGTTGTTAAGTTTAAAAATGGTATTAAAGCAGGTGCTGAACAGATTAATAAAGCACTTGCCTCAATTGCTGCAGGAGAAATAGTTGCTAACAATGCAAAAGAAATGCAAAAACTAGAAAATAGAACTGCTGCAGTAAATAAACTTAGGAAACAAGGCATTGATTATGCTACAGCAATGGCTATTACAGAAAGTGACTCAATTGCTCTTGAAATTAGAAATGGCAGACTAAAGGGTAAAGCGCTTGAGGAATTGGTTGAATCACAACAAAAGCGTAACGATCTTGAAGAATATTATAATAAAGTTGTATTGACTAAACAACAAGATGCAATTGTAAGTCAACAAACGGCAAATGAACAAATGTTGGAATTTCTTGAATTACAAAATGCAATTGCAGAAAATCAATTTATTGTACAAAAAACAGAAATAGAAATTGCTGCTAAAAGAAATGGTTATGCATTAGAACTTATAAACTATGAAGAAGAACTTGCCAATAAAGTTTATGATAAACAAATTCAAGCATTAGATGAAATTGTAAAACGCAATGAAGAGATTAATCGCTTGCAAGAAGGAAGATTTAGCATTGCTGAAGCGCTTGCTCGTGGAGATATGGCTGCTGCTGCAAGAGCAATTCAGTCAGTAAGACAACAAGAAATTCAGGCACAACTTGAAGCAAAACGAAAGAGTATTGAAGAGGCAAGAAAGAAAACTCTTGAAAGTATCACTGCTGATGGTAAAACAAGAAAACAAATTGAAGAAGAAAATGCTAAGAGTGCTGCAGACCTTGCTAAAATTAATTTAGATATTGTTAAAAAACAAATTGCATATGCTCAAGAGTTTACAAAAGCACTTAAAAGAACTCCAGAAGAACTTAAGGCGTATAACGATATTGCTACAAAAATTCAAGAAATTGGTGGATTTAAACTTGACAGCCAAAGTCTACTATCAGCAATTAAAGATGCCGTTGCTGGAAAACCTCAAGCACTTTTGTCATCTGTAGCAGGTGTTATTAATGAACGAATAAAAGATTTATTTGGTGCTAAAGTAGCAGGCGTTGCAATGAACTATGATGAAAATGGTAATCCAATAGTAAAGCCTTCTGGAAACGAAACAGATCTAACACCAATAGGAATAAATACGACTGCTACAACTGATAATACCGCAGCATTAAAAACATTAACAGAAAAAATTACAGTAGGATCTATATCTGCTAAATCTGAACAAAGCGACAGCACATCAGAGTCTGGTGCTATTGCAGATGACTGGATGTTTAATAGAGGACTTGGATTTAATTTTACCCCAGTAAGTTCTTCATCTAAACCTTCTAAAAAGAAAACATCTAAAAAGAAAGCGTCTAATTCTTCAAAAATTACAGATGGTAAAAAACCTACTACAAAAAAACCTACTACAAAAAAACCTACTACAAAAAAACCAGAAACTGTAAGACAAGGAGAAAAAAAGGTTGTAACTACGCCAACAGGAATAAATGTAAGAAACGGAGATACAACAAAACCAACAACGGTAAGTGGATCAGGTATTGATATTAACGTAAGGCCATCTTCTGATGTTGTAAGGGAAACAGTTGCTTGGGTAGAACGTCAAGAACAATTAGCAGAAGAACAAAGACAAAGAAATATTGATCAACTTACTGCTTCTAAAAATGCTGAACGATCTTCAGCAAACGCATCTGATGCAGTTGGTAGGATGAGTCCTCTGGTAGCAGAAATGATGGGTATTTATTCAAGTACAATGCAATTCCTTGGAAATAATGCAAGGGCTGAAGCCAAAAAAGAAGATGTAGCAGATGTACAAAGAATATTAAATGAAAAAGCAGCCTCTAATGCTAGAGAAGAACAAATAAAAGATAAGGCTGCTCTTACTGTTCCAGAAGCAATAGAACAAGCAAAACGGAACGCAATTGCAGAGCCAAAAGCCATAGAAGCAAGAGACAATGCAATAGCAGATAAAAAATCTTTAACGGTACCACAAGCAATTGCTGCAGCAAATGACGCAGGAAGACTGGCGGATAGAGTAGCATCAACAGCAATTATTGCAAAAAAGGTAGCAGACGCAAATAATGAAAGTAGAATAAATGATAAAAAGTTAAGCAATACAATGTTTGAAATATATACTGGAGTTGCAGCACAGCAAGCAACGCTAAATAGAGATGCACAAGCAGCAGATAAAAAGTTTTCAAGTATATCTATTGCTTCTCAAATTAATAAACCAAGCATTAGAGCAATAGAGGGAGCAGGGGTATCTAACCCAACGCTAAATAGAGATGCACAAGCAGCAGATAAAAAAGCAGAGTCTGCAAAAGCAACTGCCAAAGCAAATATTACATCTCCATTAAATTTAGCAGCAAGTAGAGCAACGGGAGCATGGACGGCAATGTATAGGTCTACGGGCGGTATGGTTCCTAAATATATGAATATGGGTGGAATTGTTCCAAAATATTTTGCAGCAGGGGGATATGGTAAAGGAACAGACACTATTCCAGCAATGCTAACTCCTGGAGAATTTGTAATACAAAAAAGAGCAGTTGATATGCTTGGCACAGGGGTAATGAATAATATTAATAATGGAGAACTTCCAGGTAACTCAGTGTATAATTATAGTCTAAGCGTCAATGTATCAAATAGCAATGCAAATCCAAATGATATTGCAAGAACTGTTATTAATCAAATTAAACAAATTGATTCACAAAGAATTAGGGGTAATAGATAATGGCAACAGCATCATATATTTTAGGTAGAAAAAGACATGCTAGGCCACAGGCTATAATTTGGTCAGAAAATTCTGGCACATTAGATACAACTGGTATTTATATTCCTATCGGACAAGAAATAGGTGCTGATTCATCATTAGCAACTACTGCTCAACCAGCAAATCAATTTTTAATTTTATCAGATCATAATAGATCATCAATACAATTTAAGCCAACAAGAATAGAACAACGACAAAGAATGATTAATGGAAATATGAGATCTCATCATATTGCAGACAAAATGACTATATCTATGTCTTGGGACAATTTGCCATCAAGAGCATATTTGAGGGTTGCAGATTTTAATTCAACGGGTAAGTCTGATCTTACTGGACAGAATGAGTATACAGCAGACGGTGGCGCAGGAGGAGTTGAACTTCTTGATTGGTATGAAAACCACCAAGGTCCATTTTGGATGTTTTTATCATATGATAATTATAAAAATTTTGGATCAGATGATTCAGCATTCTTACACTTAACAAGTTATAGTGAAATTGTGCAGGTGTATATTGCAGACTTTAGTTATGATGTTGTAAAAAGAGGTAGGACCAACCACGATCTCTGGAACATTTCTGTTACTTTGGAAGAAGTGTAATGTTTAATAATACAGCGCTAAAAAATCATTTTCAAAATTCACCAACTATTCAGTCAAAATCAAAAATAGTTGCTGAGTGGAATATGAATATGCCAGATAATATTTTTAAGTTAGGCAACTATAGATATCGCCCACAAAGTAGTGATACTAGATATTTAACAATTCAGTCAACATTTGATGCAAATGATGTCGGACAATTTTATACTGGTGCAACAGATGCTGATGTTGTAGTAGATGGTGGGGTAGATGATGATGACAACCCAATATTTTATACCGCAACAAAAGAACAACTTAAACTATATTATTCTTTAGAAGATTGTATTAAGCCATTTAGACCAAGATCAGGAATCAACAAAACATCTTATATTCCAGGCAGATATGTCCCTTCGCTTACTACTGATGCATTAAATGATCAAGGTTCTTTTTTTACACAAAGGCCAAGATATTATATGCCAGATAGAAATGATGAATTTAAATACTGGACTTCTTATAGAACCGAAAAAGAATCTACTTCTTCTGCTAATACAACAGAACGAGGTATAGCAAATAGACTTATAGGACAATCATATTATTTAGATGATGCAGCCCCATTTGTTGTTTATAAAAATAATGTTCCATCTAATAGAGTTATTATTAAAATGCAGACCAATGTTGGTGGTGTTGATTTAGGTCCGTATAAATCTACAATTAGTACTTTATCAGATCCTTTTTATGGTATGGTAAATAAAACAACTCCAACTATATGGAAGATTCAAGTATTAAAAGGAAATCAATGGGTAACTGTTCAAGATTTTAACTTTTCATCAACAAGACCAGACGGATCTCCAATTGTTCCAGATGATGGGTACGTAGAATTATCCTACGGATTAAAAGTTCCAGATCAATATAAATCTCGTTTTATTCATGCTGAAATTTTATCATCAACAACCTTGCTTCCAAAAGATGCAGTAGATGGGTATGCATATTTAGTTATAACTAGTAGTTCCGATAAAGGTACATACTACATTTGGAATAATTTAGACAATGAGTACAGTCAATTTGTTCCAGAGTATACATGGTTCTTGACTGATGAATCATTAGATCAAACAAAACATTTTGTAACTAACTTGGTTAATCCATCTTCATATTTAGAAGCAACAACTAATCAAACTAGATATAGAGAGTTTGATTATATTCGTGGTGTTAGAATTATTGTTGACTCTATGAATAAATTTAATTCAACATTTGACCTTATTGAGTTTTCTCCACGACTTAATGTGGACATTTCTGACAGAGTTGTTTCTTATAATGTTACAAAATCTTTAGGAGATCTTGGCTCAGGCGCACTACCTATTGGACAATTGCTTGCATCAACTGGAACAATAAATATTTTTGATGAAGATCAGTCTTTTAATGAAAACTCAAATAGTTTGATTTCAGACTATATTAGAAAAAATGTTAAATTTACTTTTTATGAAAATGTTATTAATGTTTCTGGATATGACTATTTAGTTCCAATAAAAACTTTATACTCAGAAGGTTTTCCTCAAGCAGACATAACAGGTGGAACAATTTCTATTGAATTAAGAGATTTATATTTTTATTTTGAGTCAATGCCAGCACCAGAATTATTTATTACAAATGTTTCACTAAGTTATGCTGTAGCACTATTACTTGATTATGTTGGATTTAGCAATTATATTTATAAAAGAAATGTTAACGATATTGATCCAGTTATTCCATATTTTTTTGTTAGTCCAGATAAAAATTTAGCGGAAATATTAAATGATTTAGCAATATCAACACAGACGGCAATGTTTTTTGATGAATATAATAATTTTATAGTTATGAGCAAAGAATATTTAATGCCAAGCGCATCGCAAAGACCTATTAATTATGAACTAATAGGTTCAAAAGTAACTGACACTGTCAATATTATTCAAAACAAAATTATTGACGGAAAAAAACTTGCCAATATTATTAGTGTGGCATCTCAAGATAAAAAAATATATAATGATGGAAAGATTACTTATAAAACAAGATACATCGATAAGATGTATAGTCAATTAGGACAAGAAACAAGTATTAGTTCTGAAGACAAATCTTGGATATACAAACCATCTTTGTTATGGCAAATACAAGATACACAAGAATCAAAGATTGGCAATAGTTCTGGAGGATATAGTCTTGCTGCGCTTGTTTTAAATAAAGATCTTAGCAATTTACCACCTACCGTTCAAGGTGGAGTTATTCAAAATAATGTTGTTGATTTTGGCGAAAGTGCATATTTGTTAGTTAGATATCAAGGTTATTTTTATGCAAATGGTGAAGTTATAAAATATGATGCTGTTGAGTATAATGTCGCAGGAATTGGAAATGTTTGGATTAGTAATGATGCTGAATATAAATATTATTTATCAAATATGCCATTCAATGGAAAAATATATCATACTGGTAGGGTAAGAATATACTCTGAGCCATATTATGAACTTATTGCTGGAACTAGTAGAATGAAAGAAGGTGCAGTAATATCAAGTGGAAGGGCTCAGTTTGGAACACAAATTGCCTATCACACTGCTGGACTTTTACAAGAATGGTTAAGTTATGATAACAGAAAAGGCTGTGTTATGGAATCACAGTATCTTTTTGGAGGAAGTACTTTTGCTGGAAGCACAACAACTGGCCCTGCTGGTGTAGATAATGATTTGGCTAAAAAATCTACAGCCAACAGTGTTGTTAAAAAGTATTTGGGCAAATCTAATTTAACAGAAAATGAAATATCAACAACTAATATTATTAATCCACAAAAACATAAAGGAGTTATACAATCGTCAGCACTTGTATTAAAAGGTCCAAACTTTACAAGTACTGATCCAAATGCAACAAATTTTATTACGCTTATTACTAAAAGTTTTCAAGATCGATATAATTATTTTGGTACAAGAATTAGAATTATTGGTGCATCTGTTGGAGAAATTCAAGACGAAAATAATGATTCGTATAAAACACTTACACCACTAGATGGATCAATATATTATCAAATACCAACAAGTTCTCCAAACCAACCAATTAAACTATCTGGTAATTCTGGAGGACTTGGTGTATTGGTTAATGCAGCAAATAACAATGGTTATTATTTTGAAATTATTTCTTTAGATGGTGGAACTGAAGAGCAACCAGATATTATATTTTATAAGATTAAAAAAGATTCAGATTCTACTAAAGCAATACCAGAACTTTTGTGGAGTGGCAACGGAGATATTTTATCTGACTCTGGAAACTTTGTTGGTATTTCTAAAAAGTTTGAAGACAAATACACAACAGTTTATGATTTAGCGGTAGAGTATGTAGATAATCTTTTGGGTCAAAATAGCAGAAGATTTTATTTGTATATAAACAATGTTTTAATTGCTACGGTTGATGACAAAGACCCACTTCCTAAAAATTATAATACGGCACTATTTACTCGTGGCGGATCAAAGTGTATGTTTGAACATCTACTTGCCATGGGACCAAACTATTCTACTAATGGAGCAACTGCTATAACTGAGCCAATTAGTAAAGTATTTAGTGGTAACTCAATTAATATTAAGGACTCATTAAGAAAATATGCACTAAGCGGTGTTTTACAAGATACATATTTATCTGGTGTTGGCCCTGGGAATAATCCAAATTATAAAATTTTTTATGATGAGTTTGGAACTATTATGAGAGAGTGTGCATATTTAAATGTTAGATTTGATAATGCATATCCAGCACTATCTTCACAGATATTAAAACCACAAGACAGAGTAAAAGATTTTACTATTTCAAATTATCAATCAAATGCTTATGGCGCAGAGTTTTTAATTTTTAATTCAACAGATTCTTTATTAGACCTAGGAACTACATCTTTTAATTTTTTAAATATTCTAGGTATTGCATTTACACAAGATAATACTAATACATTAACTGTTGATGATTATTTTAAGAAAACTTCAAGTTTTTCAGATCAAGAACTTAAAGGAAATGCTATTGTATATTCACCTGTTACTGAAGAACAAAAATATAATACCATTAAAAATAGCAGAATTATTTATGGAAAAAATGATTTTTCTATTGAAAGTGATTATATTCAAACATCTGACGATGCTGAAAATTTAATGGGGTGGATAATTAATAAACTAATGCAACCTAAAAAATCAGTAGGGATTGAAATGTTTGCAACTCCAATAGTTCAGTTAGGAGATATTGTTACTATTGATTATAAAAACAATGATGATATTGATATGGTAGCAACAACAAATACAAGATTTATCGTTTATAATATTCAATACGATAGAAATGATAGTGGACCATCTATGACAGTTTATTTGAGTGAGGTGTAATATGGGTACTTGGGAAGAAGAATGGTTAGAAATGACCAAAGATAAACCAGCAACACCACCAGTTCCACAAATAGATCAAAAGTCATCTAGTTTAGTGACAAAAGCCTCTATTAAAATAGCAACTCCCCAATATGTTGGTTTTGATGAAAACGTTATAAATCCTATAGGAGAGGGAGAAATTGTAAATTTGTTGTTTGAACAAATTGCTGGACACGAACTTTTAATATTAAGTAATAAAAATTTTGTTAATACTAAAAATATAGATTATCAGCCTATTGCAAATATTGCAAATTTTAAAAACACCTATGATCCAAAAAAGATTATAGCCCTTCAGGATACTTCAGATGTGTATTTTTTCAATTTTGCTATTAACCTTCTCACTAGAATACCAGATGTTCCAACAGATTCTAGCACAAATGGAACTAATGTATATATAGATGCAAATGGAGACTTAATTATAGAAACAAAAGACAATGCTTCTGATGAAAGAATTCAAATTGAAATCATTTCAGGTGGTACAATATATAATGATACATTAGGGGTTGATTAGTCTTGATAACTAATACTGGCAAAGAAATTGTGGCAAAGTACCTTTTAGGCACTGCCCCAGCATTCGCATCCTACATGGCTTTTGGTTCTGGACCACAACCATTAGGGTCTGCAGACTCACACAGTTTTAATACATATGCACAAAAAGAATCGTTAGACTTTGAAATGTTTAGGGTACCGATTTCATCTCGTGGTTATGTATATGAAGATGGAGTAAATAAGTTAGTGTTTACAGGAGAACTTCCTAGCCAGGAAAAATATGAAATTACTGAAATTGGAATTTATTCTGCTGGAAGCAATCCATCTGCTGCGGGATTTGATAGCAGAAATATTGTTTTATTTTCACAAGAAGAGGCTTGGCAATCAGTAACTGCATCAACAGCAAATATACCTGTTGTAACTACTGCATTAGATCCTGGTGATGATAATGTTATTGATGTTGCCTATGATGTTTTTCAAGCAAATTCTGATAATAGAATTTTTTATAGAAATAATAGAAATGACTATCATGAAAGATGTAGGTTTTTTAATAATGTTATTCTTGTGGCTGGAGATTTTTCTAGTATTAAAGATGCTACATCTTCTACAAATTTATCATCGGCATATCATATTTTAAAAACTGGAACATCAATTAACTTATCTCAAAACTCTCTATCTGATAAAATTAAAATTGCCTTTTCTGTTATAAATAAGTCTGCAGCCCTAACACTCTCAACCCCCTACACTGGCCCAGATAGCGTAAAAATTATTGTTGATTTTATCAATACATCTACTAAAAAAGCAAGATTAATTTTTAATGTTGTTGATGCAGGAAACGCAAGCATTGATTTTTCAAGCAATAGATATTATACTATTGAAAAAAATATTTCAGATGTTGTACAAGAAGATGGATTTTCTTGGGCAGATGTAACATCTTTAAAAATATATGCTTGTGCAGTTACAAGTAATGCATTGACCGATAATTACTATATTGGTCTTGATGCAATTAGAATTGAAAATGTAACAACTCAAAATCCACTATATGGATTAACAGCATATACAGTAGTAAAAAATGCTGATGAGCAACCAATACTAAAAGCATCAAACACAAATAATTATATAGAGTATAGGATGTCTGTTGGTGTTGAATAATGGCAGATAAAAATATTAAAAAATCTATTATTAAAAACAAAGATCTTCCACCTTTTAGTGGGCAAACTGGAAAAATTAGATTAAGATATAGAGTTATTTCTGAAGATAGAAACAGAGCATCGCACTGGTCAAAAATACAAGAGGTTGCGTTGCCAACAATTGCTTCTCCATATTCATATACTTTATCTGTACAACAACAGGGAAGCACTTCAATTTATGAAGTAATCTTACAGTGGGCTCCTTCAGGAATAGAGTTGCAATATATGAGAAATTATGATATATTTTTAAAAACAAATACTGCGGTTGGAGAACCAGCAGTTTCAACCTATTCATATAGCAAGACCGAACAAGGATTTTTTAGTGTTAGATTTCTGTTAGATCAAAATGACGTAGACAATTTTAATGTTATTGTTCAAAATGCAACATATGATAGGATAATAAATACCAATCAGATTTTAGTTAAAACAACTAAAGAAAATCTTTAATTCGGAATGTGCTATAATTAAATATCATGCCTGAGTTACCAATACCACAAAGAGGTCAGCCATTAGATGTTTCATACATCTCTAGCATTGTTACAACAGTTAATCAACTTTTAAGACAGTCCTCTCCAACATCTTCTAATAATACTAAAATTGTTGGGACTACCACACCAAGAACAGGTTATGAGGTTCCAACACCAGGAGCCTCTATATATGGCGAAACTGTAAACGTAACTAATGCTGCTACCACTACGGCTGGAGGAGAAGTTCCATTTAAAGTTAACTTTAGTTTTAAATATCCACCAATTGTAGTTGCAACACCATGGAATAAGGGTGGAACAGAGGCTGGTAAAAATGTTTCTGTGTTTCTTACAAATGTTACAACATCAGAGGCCAACCTTGTTGCAAAGTTTTCTTCTAATGGTGTTGCTACAATAGATGTTAATGTTCTTGTTATTGGAATTCCAAATTGAAATGTGCAAAATGTAAAGGCAAAATCCTAGTAGACCGTCAATTTAGCACATCTGAGCATCTTGAGGTATACTGTATTATGTGTGGTAAAAGAAAATTTTATCATCCACCAGATAGTTCTAAAGAGGGATCATGGCTGCTTTCTCAGGAAAAGATAAGGGCAAAGACTACAATAGCGCCCCTGTAATTTCTGGCAGCAAAAAAATATGGTTTCTTAATGGAGACCTTGTAAGAATATATCACAATAGCAGATCTACTGGTACTATAACTTTATACAACATTAATAAAGATCAAAATGAAATTTGTTTTTTACATGAGTTTAAAAAGAAAAGAGAGCGAGCATATACCGTGAGTGAAACATCACAACTATTAAATAGACATAGAAAATATATGCCACGTTTAATGAAAAAAGGTATTATTCCATCTCCTAAAGGATGTAGTAAATATGGAAAAGTAGGTTTTCAGATTAGATCATATTATTCTGAAAGTCAGGTTAGAGAGATGAGAGATATTCTTGCATCAATTCATCAAGGGCAACCAAGAAAAGATGGACTAATTACAAACAATAATACTCCCACTAAACAAGAGTTGACACGCAGAATGGGCGATGGTATACTTACATATACAAGAACTGAAGATGGTAGATTTATCCCTGTTTGGAATGAAAGCATTAACTAGGCCTTTGGAGGACTAATGGAACAAAACGAAAACACTAAGGTATCTGTTACTTTAGGATATACATTAAATCTTGGCAATTTTCAATCGCTACGGCTTGATTTGGGAGTAGTAGATGCAAAGAGGCAGGGTGAGACAACCAACGATGCTATGGAACGCGTCTATGGCTTTGTAGAGGCTAAATTGACTGAGAAGATCAATGAGGCTAAGGCAGAAATAGAAGAATAATGGCAGACCGCAAAGACCGAATGGCTTTGCTAAGCAGATATTCTAAGTATCATAACGAAAGATATCAGGCAAAGTCTACTTTAAATTTAAATGTAGAACAGTGGGCCTCAGATGCGTTAATTGAGTCCTATGGATTGCCAGCATGTTACGATTTACTTCAATACTATTTTAAAGTGGCACAAGATCCGTCTTGGAATTATTTTGCATATAATGCTGAAAAAATTTTAAAGGCTAAACTTGATAAAGAGCAAGATGATAAAGATCGATTAGAAAGACGTAGGAAGGCAAGGGCGTGGCTAAGTGAATAACTCAGAAGCAAAAGTAATTAATGCTGTATTAAAAGATAAGCAGATACACGTTCTATTACAGGCTAACGTTGATGGCATTCTTAGAACGCACTCAGATATCTGGAATTTTATTAGAAATTATTTTGAGCACAATAGTTCTGTTCCACCAGCATCACTTGTCGTTGAAAAGTTTAGAGACTTTGAGGTAATTGAAGATATTGGAGCAACTAAGCACCATCTAGAAGAATTACAGCATGAATATTTAAATGATAGCCTTAAAGACATTCTGCGTTCTGCAGCAGGAGATGTTCAAAATGACAAGGGTGTAGAAGCATTAAATAATTTAATTACAAAAACGTCAGAGTTAAAAAAGAATACATCTGCCGTTCGTGATATTGATGTTATTGATCTAGATTCTGCAATTGCTTATTTTGATCATCTCAAAAAAATGGAAGCAGCGGGCAATGTAGGAATTAAAACTGGACTACCAGGATTTGACAACTATCTACCATCTGGAATTACTGGTGGACAACTAGGAGTATTCCTTGCATATCCAGGAATTGGTAAGTCTTGGCTTGCACTTTATTTTGCGGTACAGGCTTGGAAGCAAGGCAAGACACCACTAATTATTAGTCTTGAGATGTCTGAAACAGAGGTTCGTAATCGTGTATTTACAATTATGGGTGAAGGACTTTGGTCGCATCGTAAAATTAGTCAAGGTAATATTGAGATAGACACATTAAAGGAATGGCACAAGCGCCACCTTGAAGGCAAGAACCCATTTCATATTATCTCAAATGATCAGGGTGGAGAGATTAGTCCGTCTGTTCTACGTGGCAAGATAGACCAATATAAACCAGACTTTGTTATTGTGGATTATCTACAACTTATGACACCAAATCAAAAATCTGATAATGAAACAGTAAGAATGAAGAACTTGTCTCGTGAACTTAAACTTATGGCTATTTCAGAAGAGGTTCCAATTATTGCTATCTCCTCTGCTACCCCAGATGATGTAAATGATCTTAGCAGTGTCCCTACGCTTGGTCAGACTGCCTGGTCTAGACAGATTGCGTACGATGCTGACTGGGTTATGGCTTTGGGTAGGGCAACTAACTCAGATATCATTGAGTGTGCCTTTAGAAAGAATCGTAATGGTTTTATGGGTGAGTTTTTAGTGCAGGTAGACTTTGATAAAGGTTACTATCGATACAAAGACTACGAAGATAAGGCGTTATAATATAATGTGTCACTTCATCACAAACCGATTAAAAACTTCTATCTTGATGGCATCATCAAGGATGAATCTCACATACCTAGACTTAAAGAAGAATATCTACGTCTTTTGGTCATCCAGATGCGTGAAACTGGATATGCCCCAAGAATTGACATTGAACCAGACTTTACGCTAAAATATGATAGTGACAAAAATTATTTTGAGTTTGCCCTTACAGCATATGGAATGCACGTTGGAAGAAAGAAGATACAGTGGATAATCGCGGTAGACGGGTACAGACCAATACATATACAGAAGAACAGATTAAAAGAGTCCTTGTTGGATCAGGCATAACATTAGAATCAGAAGTTGGTTCAGACTTTATTATATTTTGTCCATATCACAATAACACAAGAACACCAGCAGGAGAAGTGTCTAAAGAAAGTGGATTGTTCTTTTGTTTTAGTTGTCAGCAAACAGCAGAACTTCAAGAACTTATTATGAAGATGACTGGTAGGTCTTATTTTGAGTCTATCAGATTTATTAAGAGTAAAGAAAAAGAAACTAACATTGAAAATCTTATTAATAAAAAGTTATATAAACCAAAAGAGTTTATTCAATATGATGAGGTATTAATCAAAAGATTGAACAATCAAACGCTAGAGTCTCCTAGAGCAATGCGATATTTTGAAGGTAGACAAATAACAAAAAAATCTATAGAGAAGTTTAGCCTTGGCTATTCTGAAAAACAAGATATGGTTACAATACCAGTTCAATCCCCAGAAGGAATGACCATTGGTTTTGTTGCACGAACTATTGAAAATAAAGAGTTTAAGAATACTCCAGGACTTCCAAAAAGTAAAATACTTTTTAATTTGCATAGAGTAAAACAGTCAAATAAAGTTTATGTCGTAGAGTCCTCATTTGATGCTATTAGATTAGACCAGGTTGGATTTTCAGCAGTAGCAACATTAGGTGCAAATGTATCAAGTTCTCAGATAGAATTGCTTAAAAAATATTTTAATGAAGTGTGTGTGATTGTTGACAATGATGATGCTGGAAACTCCATGGGAAGTAAAATAGTTGAAAAAATAGGCAGCAGATCACAAATCATTAGACTTGATAAAAAGTACAAAGATATTGGAGATATGCTAGATTCTGATATAATAGAGTTAGAAAGTGATTTTAAATCAGACATAATAGGAAGGTTACAATAATGGCAATTGAAAACGTATTTTCTAGTTTTAATAACAATTCTACAATTGTAGATGTATTTATGGAAAATCCAAAAAAGTATGGAACAGCATTAGTTTTGGCTCAGGAAATTTTAAGAGAGGATAGCGCCCTTTCATCAAAAGATAGAGAGATTGTTGCTATGTTTACATCATCTTTGAATGGATGTAAATACTGCACTGGATCTCATCTTGTATTTGCAAAATCTTTAAATGCAGATGAAGAAGAATTAAAAAATATTGTTGATCAAGATTATGAAAGTCACAAACTAAAAACAATTTTAGACTTGGTTAAAAAGTTAACTTTGACTCCTTCACAACTAACAAAATCTGATTATCAAAATGTTTTTGATGCTGGATTTTCTGAAGCAGAACTCAAGGATGCAATTTCAGTTTGTGCAATTTTTAATTTCTATAACAGAATCGTTGAAGGGCATGGAATTGTTCAAGAAAATTATGCTGAGTGGGAATTTGCAGCAGAACAAATTAATAAGGCTGGATACGATAGGAGATATTCGGTTTGAAAATAGTTGTAGTCGGAGGAGGAACATCTGGTTATATTGTTGCTCTAAAGATGCAAAAAAAATTCCCACATCATAATGTTACAGTTATTGAAAACTCTTCAATAGGCATTGTTGGTGTGGGAGAGGCAACCTCTGGAAATTTTTTACCAATGTTAAAAGAATTTGGTATTGATATTGGTACTTTTATGAAAGAGACTAATGCCACGATCAAGATGGGGTCTTTATTTTGCAACTGGAATGATGAAGATATTGATTTCTTTGTTCCATTAATATTACAAAATAAAATTTATAATGATAAGTATTTGTCTTTAATATCTACAGCCATAAAACAAGATGGTAGTTTAATAAACATAGATGAAAGTACAAAATATTCATTGCAAAATAAAGTTCCTGTTTCTTTTAATAAAAAAAATGGATTACAAACAGCAATACATTTTGATACATTTTTATGTTCAAAGTTTTTAAAAAAAGTAGCCATTGATATGGGAATAACAATAGTTGATGATTTAGTAGTAGGTTTTAAAACAGAGGGCGATGAAATTAATTCTATTCAATTATCAAACAGTTCTATGGATGTAGATTTTGTTTTTGATTGTTCTGGATTTAATAGAGTTATTGTTGGAAACTTTTATAAAGAAAAATGGATAAGCGCTAACAAAACCTTACCAATAAATAGTTCTATTGTTGGTCAAGTTCCAATGGGAGATTCTATTCCACCTTATAGTAAAATAACTGCACTAGACTATGGATGGACGTTTGAAATTCCAACTAGATCACGATATGGCATGGGATATAATTTTGATAGTAACTTTATTTCCGAAGAAGATGCAGTGCTAGAAATGAAAACTAAAATAAATAAAAACTGGGAACCAGCAAGATGTATAAAGTATGATGCTGGATTTTATGAAAAGCAATTTATTGGTAACTGTTTAGCAGTAGGATTATCTGCTAGTTTTTTTGAACCACTAGAAGCAAGCGCATTAATGAATGTTATTTCAGTTATGGAAGAGTTTGCAGATTCTTTTGAGGAATATCTTGTTGATAAAATCAATTTTAGAGATAAAATTAATAACTATATAAAAAATCTAGAAGATGACATAATTGCTGCAATTTATATACATTACGTAACTAACAAAAAAAATAATAGTTTTTGGCAAGATTTTACTAAAAACAATAAAATGCCAGATAAGATATCAAACTTTTTAGAACAAATGAAAACAAACATTCCAGTTCCAAGTAAATCTGATTTTGTTAACAAGACTGGGTCTTACCTCAATGATTATTTTATAAAAATATACTATGGAAATGGTATAAAAAATTATTCTGTAATTGATCAATATAATGAAAAATTATATTATCAATATATTGATATTATAAATAAAAAAGATATTCAATGGATTAAACACCAAGATATGCTAGAATTGTTATAGCATAGTTGCACAAAACAACCATCTATGATAAACTAAATAAATAAACAAACAAAAAGGAGAATAATATGAGCGTAGTAAAGGGACTAAAAAACATCAATGCCCTGCTCGACAAACCAAAATCAGATGGACCAAAAGTTCGTTGGCTAAAGTTAGCAGACGGACAATCAGCAAAGATTCGTTTTATTGAAGAACTTGACGAAGACTCTGCAAACTATAACGAAGGTCGTGGACTTGCACTAGTTGTCAAGGAACACACCAACCCAAAGGACTACAAGCGTAAGGCTCTAGATACAATGGAGTCAGAAGGTCGTGATTGGGCAGAAGAGATGCATCGCAAGGATCCAAAGGCTGGCTGGAGAGCCCGTCTTCGTTTCTACTGCAATGTTCTTGTAGACGATGGCCTAGAGCCACCATATGTTGCTATCTGGTCAATGGGTATCAGCAAGCAATCATCATTTAATACAATCAAGGAATATGCAATGGAGACTGGAAGCATTTCAAATGTTGTCTGGAAGTTGAGACGTAATGGTCAGGGAACTGAAACCAACTACACACTTATTCCATCTGCACCAGATAAGGAGCCATTTGATTGGACAGGCACAGAGCCATATCCACTAGAGTCTGCTCTTCGTAAGATTCCTTATGCAGAACAAGAAGCGTTCTACCTTGGCTTTGACAGCCCATCAATTACCAGCACAAATACTGACTGGTAGGAGATGAATTACGTAGGCTTACATGTCCACACCCATTTTAGTTTATTTGATGGGATTGCTACTCCAGAAGAATACGTTGACCGTGCAGTTGAGTTAGGGATGCCAGCAATAGCAATCACTGACCACGGTACTTTATCTGGGCATAGGGAACTGCACCGTATTGCAAAAGCAAAGGGCATTAAGCCAATTCTGGGTCTAGAAGGATACATGTGTGCAGACATATCTGATACACGAGATAAGTCTGAAAGAGAAGGTCAACAAGATCTTGTCTATAATCACATTATCCTTCTAGCCAAGAATCAAATTGGTTTGGAAAATCTAAACAAGATTAGTGAACTATCTTGGACAGATGGTTTTTTTAAGAAACCAAGATTTGATTTTACTATTTTGGAAAAGTATAAAGAAGGTATTATTGTTACCTCTGCTTGTCCAAGTAGTGTGCTTGTAAAAGCATTAGAAGAAGAAGAGTTCGCTCTTGCCAAGAAGTACATATCTTGGTTTAAAGAACGCTTTGGAGATGACTATTATATTGAAGTAATGCCTCATAACGAAGCGCATATTAATAAACATTTAATAGATCTTGCAGACGAGTTTGGCATTAAAGTTATTGTTACGCCAGACTGTCACCATGTTGATACATCACAAAAAGAAGTACAAGAGTTTAAGTTGTTAATGAATACACATGGCAAGTTTGTAAAAGATGCAACGTATGAGAAGTCAAAGAAAAAAGGCAGCATGATGGAACGCCTAGATTATCTATATGGCGAAGACCGTCAGATTACATTTAATAAGTTTGATATTCACCTGCTCTCATACGAAGAGATTAAAGCAGCGATGGAATCGCAGGGGATAGATAGACCTGACATCTATTCAAACACAATTCTGTTAGCAGAGACAGTAGAAGACTATGGAATCCAAGAAGGATTAGACTTACTACCAGTACAGTATAAGAGTCCTGATAAGGAACTTGCAAAGGTTGCATTAGAAGGTTTGGTAGAACGAGGTTTGTCAGAAAATCAGGAGTATCTTGATAGACTTGAAGAAGAGTTGCAGATTATTAAAGATAAAAAGTTTGCTCCGTACTTCCTTGTTGTAAGCAATATGATTAACTGGGCAAAGAAAGAAGAGATTATGGTTGGGCCTGGTCGTGGATCATCTGCTGGTTCTCTTGTTTGTTATGCACTAAAGATTACAGACATTGATCCTATTGAGCACAACCTTTTGTTTTTCCGTTTTATTAACCCAGAGCGTAACGATTTTCCAGATATCGATACAGATATTCAAGATACTCGCCGTGAAGAAGTAAAAGACTATCTAGTTAGACAGTATCGACATGTTGCATCTATTGCTACATTCCTTGAGTTCACTGGTAAAGGAATTGTTAGAGATATTGCACGAGTGTTGAACATTCCGCTATCAGATGTCAATAAGGTTTTGAAGACTGTAGACTCTTGGGATGATTTCTGTAGTTCAAAATCAACAAGAGAGTTTCGTGAGAAGTATCCAGAAGTAGAAGTCTATGGAGAACAACTTCGTGGTCGCATTCGTGGTACAGGAATCCACGCAGCAGGTGTAGTAACAAGTAAGGAACCAATTTTTAGATACGCACCACTTGAAACAAGATCATCTACAGGATCTGATGAAAGAATTCCTGTCGTTGGTGTTGATATGGAAGAGGCTGAAAGAATTGGTTTGATTAAGATTGATGCATTGGGTCTTAAGACTTTATCTGTTCTTAAGGATACAATTAACATAATCAAAGAACGAGATGGCAAAAAGATTGACCTTCTTAAGATTAAGATGGACGATGCGAATGTATATCAGATGATATCAGATGGATATACAAAGGGAGTGTTTCAGTGCGAAGCAGCACCATACACCAACCTTCTTGTCAAGATGGGCGTTAAGAACCTCAACGAACTAGCAGCATCAAATGCTTTGGTGCGTCCAGGTGCTGCTAACACAATTGGTAAAGATTATATTGACCGTAAGCACGGTCGTCAGAATATTAATTATCTTCACCAAATTCTAAAACCATTTACGGAGGATACTTATGGGTGCATTCTTTACCAGGAGCAAGTTATGCAAGCATGCGTACACCTTGGCGGTATGTCCATGTCGGAAGCAGATAAAGTTAGAAAGATCATTGGCAAGAAAAAAGATGCTAAAGAGTTTAAGGAGTTCCAAGATCGTTTCGTTAGTGGTGCTAGTAAGTATATCTCCCCTAATAGTGCTTTGGATCTTTGGCATGATTTTGAAGCGCATGCTGGGTATTCGTTCAACAAATCGCATGCCGTTGCTTACAGTACTCTCTCGTATTGGACAGCGTGGCTCAAATACTACTACCCCCTAGAGTTTATGTTCGCACTATTAAAAAATGAAAAGGATAAAGATGCGAGAACTGAATATCTTATTGAAGCAAAAAGAATGGGCATTAGCGTTAAGTTACCTCACATTAACGATTCGGATATCGATTTTAAAATTGAGGGTAAGGGCATTAGGTTTGGGCTCACTGCTATCAAGTACATATCTGATAAAATTGCAGAAAGATATATTTCAGCACGACCTTTTAGTTCGTACAAAGAACTTGAACAGTTCACATTTACCAAGGGGAACGGAGTAAATAGTCGTGCTCTACAAGCATTAAGGGTAATTGGTGCTGCAACATTTAATGACAACCCTAGAAATGATAAAGAGATTAAAGAGAACTTGTATGAATACTTAAACCTTCCAGAGTTTAATATTGCAATACCTTCTCACTACTATGCATTTATTCAGGATATTGTTGACTTTGAAGAAAAGGGATCATACATTTTTATGGGTATGGTAAAATCAATTAAAAGAGGAACAGGATGGTCACGAGTTGAAATTTTGGACAAAACTGGGTCTGTGGGTATATTTGATGATGAAAATACGACTATTGAGACTGGTCGTTCTTACTTGGTTCTTTGTAATGATAATAGGATTGTATCTTCCATACCTTCTGAAGAAATAAAAGAATCATCTAACGCACTTGTTAAGTTCCTTGGATACAAGCAGTTACCATACAAGGACGATCAAATGTTTGTAATATCTCTTAAGTCAAGAACTACAAAGACAGGTAAAAAGATGGCTTCTCTAACACTTGCAGATACATCTAGAGATCTTCATTCTGTCACAGTATTTCCTACGGCATTTGCAAAAGCATATATGCATATTGAAGAAGGAAAGTCCTATAAGTTTGATTTTGGAAAGACAAAAGACGGAACAGTAACATTGGAGGATGTACATGTCAGTTAGTATAGAAGAAGTTTTAGCACAACTTAATCCTAAATTACGTAAAAGCATAATGTCTGGAGATTCAGTTCCAGCAACAGAATATGCAGCAACACCTAGCACTGGTCTTAATAGGGCTTTAAACGGTGGTTTGCCGTATGGTAGACAAGTCCTTATGTGGGGATCTAAGTCTTCTGCTAAGTCCTCTTTATGCCTTCAGACAGTTGCTTTAGCACAACAAGAAGGAAAGATTTGTGCTTGGATTGATGCTGAAATGTCATATGATAAAGAATGGTCACAAAAACTTGGTGTAGATACATCTAAATTAATTGTTTCAAAGGCTAGAACAATTAATGAAATGGTTGATGTAGGTGTGCAACTAATGGAGGCTGGAGTTGATTTAATTGTAGTTGACTCAATTACTTCATTGTTACCAGCAATATATTTTGAAAAAGATACGGATGAACTAAAACAATTAGAAAATACTAAACAAATTGGTGCAGAATCTCGTGACTTTAGTAATGCATGGAAGATGATTAATTATGCAAACAATAAGGTTAAGCCAACTTTGTTTATTCTTATTTCACAATCAAGAAATAATATTAGTGCAATGTATACCAGCCAACAACCAACTGGTGGTCAGGCAACAAAGTTTTACTCATCAACTGTTGTTAAACTATTTTCATCAGAATCAGACAATCAAGCATTGAAGGGGAAGATACATGTCGGAGACAAACTCATTGAAGAAAAAGTTGGTCGTAAAGTTAGGTGGGAGTTACAGTTTTCAAAAACTTCTCCATCCTTCCAATCTGGTGAGTACGATTTTTATTTTAGAGGTGATGATCTTGGTATTGATTCCATCGCTGATTTGGTTGATACAGCAGAAAGTCTGGGGATAATCAATAGGACTGGTGCTTGGTATCAACTTGACGATGGCACAAAGATCCAGGGTAGAGATACATTTGTAAGCAGAGTAAGAGAAGATTTAGACTTACAAGATATGATAAAGAATAAAGTTAATAATGTCTGAAAAGTTTAAAACTTTTACTGGTAAATTTGCATGTCAAAAATGTAGTGAAGTTATAGATGTCTGTAGGTTTTGGCTTGAAACAAAAGACGTAACTTGGATGTGTACGAAAAAACATATATCTAAAGTAAACCTACTTCCTAAATCAAAAAGGGATTATCAAAATGAGTGAGCGTTCTGAGTCTAAAAGGTTAGGGGCTATACAGCATAAAAACTCTGGTAGAAATACTAAAAAGGGAGATGCTTCTTGGAATGGTTTTACTGTAGATTTTAAGGAAAGTGCAAAATCATTTACTCTTAATGCTGCTGTTTGGGCAAAAGTAGTAACAGATGCAATTAAGAATAATAGCGATCCAGCACTTGTTATTGTTTTGGGTGAAGGCAATAAAAAAATAAGACTTGCTATAATAGAAGTAGACGTTTTAGAACAATATATGGATGGTGTATAATAGTATTATGTATAATAACCATAAAAACTTTATCATAAATGATATATTTACAGCAAATGAAATAAATCAAATATATGAATTTATAAAAACAGTAGACAGCACCCATTTATCCACACTGCTAGGTCAAAAAATTTATCATGCAGGTTTGCCATCAAATATTTTAGATAAAGTAACCAAAACAATGAATGATGTTTTGGATTATTCTGTTTATTTGACAGAGCACAGTTTTGTCAGTTATACCAATGAAACTGGATACGTACCAAAACTGTTTCCTCATTTTGATGAAGTTTTTCCTAAACCAAGAATTACGTTAGATGTTCAGTTGGGTGGCAATTTTGAATGGCCATTATTTGTAAAAGGAAAAGAGTTTGTTTTAAATAATAACGAAGCGCTTGTTTTTTCTGGAACAAATCAAATTCATTGGAGAAAAGATCAAAAAATTTTAGATGGTCAACAATTAGATATGATATTTTTTCATTTTTCTTCAGATCAATATGCTGAGTTTGATCCTGAATATAGAGAATATCTTGAGTCTGAGTGTGACTTTTGGCAAAGTGAATTAAATATGAGCAGAGAGGAAGAAAAAATAAATGAATGAAACTGTTGATTTTTTAACAAATAACAATGTTATTATTGACAAAATATTTCCAACAGATGTTTTAGAAAGTTTTGAAAAATTTTTAGATGATACAAGAAAGTTTATGCCATTAGCAGAAACAAATAATAATGAAAGTATGCGCTTTGAAGAACCGTCAGTATTGTTAAATAAAGAGTTGGGAAGAATTAGGATTAATTTAACACCAGATTTAGAAATTGTTAAATTTTTCAATAACTATATTAAACAATACTCTCCATCTTTATATTTAGGTCCAGCATTTTTTGTAGAATACAATAAAAAATATGGGACGCCATTTTTGCCACCACATCTAGACCAAACATCTTCTTTTATAACTTTTAATTATCAATTAAAATCAAATATTAATTGGCGTAGCATGGTAGAGGGCAAAGAGGTTGAGTTATTGGACGGACAAGGATTTTGGATTAATGTAAAAGATCAAGTTCACTGGAGAAGACCATATGATTTTAAAGAAGATGATTTTTTACAAATGGTTTTCTTTCATTTTTTAGATTCTAAAGATTTAAAAAATCCTCCAAATGTTAAAATGAGTGAAGTAAAAAGTAAAGTTTGGCTAGATAAAGAATTGAAAAATGGATATAAATACTATAACTAATACTAAAATTATAAAAAATATTTTTACAGAAGAAGAATTGACTTTTCTTTATAGTGAAATTAATAATATTATAAAAGAAGATTATGTTGTTCAAGAAGTATTAGGGCGTTTGTATTCAATTTTATATTGGAAAGAATACAAGGAAGAAAATAATGGATCGATAAATTTAAAAATTAATAAAAAAATATTTGATAAAATTATTGATATAGCAGAAAAAAAATTAAACAAACAATTAGAATTAGAAAGTATTTCTTTTACTAGATATTCAAAACAATATGGAAGTCCAAATTTACATCCACATGTTGATACAAAATTTAAAACTCCTAGATTAACTTTTGATATTCAATTAGATAGTAACCTGGATTGGGCTATTGTGGTTGAAGGAGAAAGCAGTATTTTAAAAAATAATGAGGCATTAATATTTTCTGGAACCAATGAAGTACATTGGAGAGAAAAAAAAGTTTTTAATGATGATGAATATTTAGATATGTTGTTGTGTCAATTTTCTGAAAAAACAACCTATATCAATGAAATATCACCAGAGTTTATCAAAGAAAGAGATATAAGACAAAAAACAATAAAGTTAAAATATGACAAAGGGATAATATAATGGAAAAAACAACACTAGAAATGATTAATGGTCTTTCAGAAATATCAGAATATATGGAAGATGAAGATCTTACAACTGCACTTACTATGATTGCTAAACTTATCATTAAGCCAGATATCCCAATTCAAGTGGCAACACTAGAGATTGTCAGGCTTCAGGCTATTGCTGCTAAATTATCATTAAAGGCAACTTGGATGGCAAATGTTGACAAAAACAACAGGGCAAAGAAAAATATTTACTACACTGCAGCAGAATCAGTAAACAATTTAGTATCAGCACTAAAATATATTACGAAATAGTGTATACTTGTATAAACAAAGGAATATAATGACTAAAAGTTTACTACAGCAAGTAATGGTTAGACCAGCAAAATCAGAAAATGATATAGATGTGAATGCAGTTATTGAAAAAATACAGTCTGGCTATATGGTCGGACAAGATCCAAAACATCAAAAGAAAAAAACATTTGCGCCATCAGGCTTAATTTATGGACATGGAGAATGTCCTAGATATTGGTATCATGCATTTGATGGTGTTGTTTTTGAAAGCACAAACACTCCGTTTTCAGTAGCAAATATGTCTAATGGATCTCTTTCTCACGGTAGAATTCAAGATGCACTACTAAAGTCTGGGATTGCCAAAAAGTTTGTAGATGAAGATGGTAAGGACACAACAGAGTTTAAAATTCTTAGCAACGACCCTCCTATTTATGGCTGGGCAGATGGAATGATTGAGTGGAATAACGAAGAGTTTGTTATTGAAATTAAAACTGTAAGCAATGAAGGTTTTGAATATATTAAAAAAACAAACAAAGCAAAGACATATCATATTGCACAGTTGTTGATTTATATGAAGATATTGAAGATGTCTAATGGCTTAATGATCTATGAGAATAAAAATAATTATGAGTTGTTTATAGTTCCAATTAGTGTTAATGACCACTATAGAAAATGGATTGATACTACATTTGATTGGATGAAAACCGTAAGGCAAGCATGGCAAGATAAGCAGTTACCACAAAAAAATTATAGATCAAACTCTAAAATTTGCAAAGCATGTCCAATACAAAAGGCATGCGCCCAATCGGAACCAGGGGTAATTAAAATTGGTTCGCTGGAGCAATTGAGTGAAGCCATGTGAGTGGTGCGAGAATGAATTTTCTCCTACTGTAAGTTATCAAATTTATTGTAGTCCAGAATGTCGAGTAGAGGCGACAAAGATTAAAATTGCAGAAAAGCAAGCAATTAATAAACGAAAAAAAAGACATGGCAAAGATCGTAAATGTGCAAGAGGATGTGGAACTGTTCTTTCAGCATATAACGACTCTAACTATTGTGAAAACTGTTCTGTAGATAATAAAAAGGTTAATAAAGCATTAAAAGATTTGAAAGGACTAATAGACTATTATGACATACGTTAGACCAGAAAAATTTGTTGCTATTGATGCAAGCACTAATAGTTTAGCATTTGCCCTTTTTGAGTTTGGCAATTTAAAAATGATTGGAAAGATTAATTTTGAAGGAAAAGATATTTATCAAAAATGTATTGATGCATCAAAAAAAGTGCAGTCGTTTTTAAAAGATAAATCATTTATTAATACTGATTCTATAATTATTGAACATACCGTATTTATGAATAGTCCAAAAACTGCAGCAGATCTTGCGTTGGTTCAAGGCGCTATTATTGGAGCAGCAGGAGTTTCTGGGGTGCTTAATGTAGCAAAGGTATCACCAATAACTTGGCAAAATTATATTGGAAATAAAGCATTATCTAAAGAAGAAAAACTTGTTATTAGATCAAAAAATCCAGGTAAGTCAGATGCGTGGTATAAATCTTATGAGCGTAACATAAGAAAAGAAAGAACTATAAAGTTTATTGAAATCAACTATGATAAGATTATAGATGACAATGATGTGGCAGATGCTTGTGGCATAGGACATTGGGGTTTAAATAATTGGGAAAAAGGGGTTGGTTAATGCCAGAGTTAAATGCAAACATACCACCAATTGAATGTTATGTTCGTGGAAATTTTTTAAGAGATCAATTGGATAGTCATGATCAGTATTTTCCATGTGTAATATTTGGTGTTTCAAGTATTAAAGCAAGAAGCCCACTGTTTCATTTTATGATGGAAGATGGTGGGATTTGGTGGAGAATGCCAATTAATGCATTCTGCACTAAGCCAGGAGTTCCAGAAGAACCGATACATAATCTTGTTTTATGGAATTCTTTTAGTTCACACGTTTCTGTTACAAAGTTTCAGGCATTAAGCAATATGAGAATGTCTTATATTGATAGAAATAAAACTAATGTTCCTGGAACTTATCTATTTACTTTAGATTGGCATAGCCCAGAAACTAATATTTTGGATGATGGGTATTCTGAAAATCCAGGGCAACATAAATGTGGACATGTTATTCAAAGAGATGATGGAAATTTTGCCGTACAGCCAAACAACAGGGTAAGAATTAAAGAGCCATCATTTGTTACTAAAAAAGATCTAGTAATAAATAGGCTAATTAATACAAATAAGTGGGATGTTGAAAGTTACGACAAGTGGATACTTGAGGATTCCAATGCCTATAACTATGATGTTCTTGAATCTGATGGTGAAGTATGAGCGATAGAGACATGTTTTTATTTAAAGAGGAAGATTCTGACGTAATCTTAACTGTAAGAACTCTTGCTCCAACAAAGTGGATATTGATGGATCGTGAAACTGGACAGATGTATCAAGGTAGCCCTCACGGATATTGGAATAGGCTTGATCCCGTTATTAAGGTTGACAAAGAGGCATGATGTCTGCTAAACTTTATACTTCAGAGGTATGGCTAAAGAAAAGATTTGTTATTGACAAGAAGTCTCCAGAAGAAATTGCAAAAGAGTGTGGGGCAAGCATAGAAACAATCTATGTTTATCTTGCAAAATTTGGATTAAGGAAGTCAAAAAGATGAGCGATAGTCTTAAAATCACAGTAGACCAAGTAAATCACCCTGAGCATTACACGTCAGATCCATCTGGTGTTGAGTGTATTCAGATTACCCGTCATAGAAATTTTAATATTGGAAATGCATTTAAATATTTATGGAGAGCAGGATTAAAAGATGAGTATAGACATGTTGAAGATTTAAAGAAGGCTATCTTTTATATACAAGATGAAATTAATAGAATTGAAGGAAAAAATGTCTAAGGATATTGAGATAGTAGAACATCTAGATGAAATTAATAAGGTTGTTGAAGAATACTTAAAGGGTAGCGATCCAACAAAAATTTCTAAAGATTTGAGTATTCCAAGAACTCGTGTTGTTGCACATTTAAATGAATGGAAAGTTATGGTATCTGCAAATGATGCCATTCGTTCTAGGGCTAAAGAAGCACTTGCTGCTGCAGATACACATTATGGAAAACTTATTGCAAAAGCATATGAAGTTATTGATGAAGCAACAATGAACAATAACTTAGGAGCAAAAACTGCTGGAATTAAACTAGTCCTAGATATTGAAGCAAAAAGAATTGAGATGTTGCAAAAAGCAGGATTGCTTGAAAACAAAGAACTTGCAGAAGAAGTGGTTGAAATTGAAAGAAGACAAGAAGTTCTTGTTAATATATTAAAAGATATTGCAAAAGATCATCCACAGGTTCGTGATTTAATTATGCAAAGGTTGTCTGATATATCAAGATCAGACGAGGTGATTACAATTGTCCACGATGTTCAATGATTTTTTAGAAGCGCTACAGGATAATCCTTTTGAAGAAACTCCAGTAGATGCAAAAACATTTGTCGAGTCATCAGACTATCTTGGACAACCACCATTGTCAGATACACAATATGAAATTGTAGAGGCAATGAGTCAAATATATAAAAAGGCAGATCTTGAATTATTAATGGGGAATGTCGAAGGAGCAAGATATTATGACAAGTACACTAAGAACGAAATTATTTTACAACTTGGGAAGGGTAGTGGCAAGGACTTCACTTCAACTGTTGCTTGTGCCTATATTGTTTATAAGTTGCTATGTCTTAAAGATCCCGCGAGGTATTTTGGCAAACCGCCTGGTGATGCAATTGACCTTATTAACGTTGCTATCAACGCCCAACAAGCAAAAAACGTCTTCTTCAAAGGATTTAAAACAAAAATAGAAAGATCTCCTTGGTTTGCAGGAAGATATAATGCTAAAGTAGATTCTATTGAGTTTGATAAAACTATCACAGTTTATTCTGGACATTCAGAAAGAGAATCCCATGAAGGTTTAAACTTATTGCTTGCAGTTCTTGATGAAATTTCTGGGTTTGCTAGTGAGGTTGGCACTGGAAATGAACAAGGTAAAACAGCAGACAATATATATAAGGCATTTAGAGGAACTGTAGATTCTCGTTTTCCTGATTTAGGAAAGGTTGTATTGCTATCGTTTCCAAGATATCAAGGAGACTTCATTTCTGAAAAGTACGAGAGTGTTATAGCAGACAAAGATATTGTTCATAAATCACATAAGTTTATAATTAATCCACTGCTAGACGAAACACCAGACAATACATTACAAATTGAGTGGGAAGAAGACCATATTATTTCTTACAAATTTCCTGGAGTATGGGCACTTAAAAGACCAACATGGGAAGTAAATCCAACTAGAAGTATTGATGATTTTAAAATTGCTTTTTATACAGACTTAGGAGATGCAATGATGCGGTTCCTATGTATGCCAACATATTCTTCTGATGCTTTCTTTAAACAAAAGGATAAGTTAGAAAAATGTATGACCATTCGTAATCCAGTAGATGAATTTAGAAGATTTGATCAAGGGTTTGTTCCAGATCCAAATAAAACATATTACATTCACGCAGACTTAGCACAAAGACATGATAAGTGTGCTGTAGCAATTGCACACGTTGAAAAATGGGTTAACTTGCAGGTTATTAAAGACTATGAGCAAGTAGCGCCAATTGTTGTAGTAGATGCTGTTGCATGGTGGGAGCCTAAAAAAGAAGGAGCAGTCAACCTAAGTGAGGTAAAGAACTGGATTATTAATCTTAGAAGATTAGGATTTAATATTGGCAAGGTAACATTCGATAGATGGCAATCATATGATATTCAGCAAGAACTTAAGGCTGTAAATATTGATACAGACACAGTCTCAGTTGCTAAAAAACATTATGAAGATTTGGCTATGCTTATTTATGAGGATAGAATTGTTATGCCAAGCATTCCACTTTTATTAGAAGAATTATCAGAACTTAAAATTATGAAAAATAATCGTGTAGACCATCCACGTAAATCTTCTAAAGATTTGGCTGACGCAGTTTGCGGTGCAGCCTTTGGTGCGATATCATATACTAGTAAAGAAAATAATCTTGAAGTAGAGGTTAGAACTTGGTCAAGCGCACACAAAGAAATGCAAAGGCAAAAAAGGCAAGAATTGGAAAATGAAAGAAACAATGAGATGCCAGATGATGTTAAAGAATTTTTAGGAAAGTTAAATTTATTATGATTACTGTTTACTATGCATCCAAGCCAACATTTGAAAAAGTTGAAAACACCTTTAACACTAATGCAGCAATTGATTTATTAGAAGATAATCTTGTTTCTGTTTATAAAGATTTAAAGAAAACAAGTAATAAAGATATACCAAACATTGCTTCAATGTTTTCCTGTAGATCATTTTTAGAATATACAAAAAATTTATATATGATGACCAATCCAGTAGATCTAAATGTAAGGGTTGAAAAATCTAGAGTTTTAAATTTAGGTAACAGGGCGTTTGATGATTTATATCTGAATAGAGTGTTACAAGTCAAAGATACTTATAATTTAAATTATATGCCAGGGTATATCTTTTTTTCAGAAGAACCTGTTGAAATAGAAATACTAAGTCCTTTTATGCACAAAAGTAATTTTTGTAATAACGGGTACATAGTTCCTGGAAGTTATGATATTTCTAAATGGTTTAGACCAGTCAATCCAGCCTTACAATTTTATGATAATTTAGATAAAAACATTAAATCTGAAAAAGGCGACCCATTGATGTATATTAATTTTAGAACACACGATAATGTTAAACTTAAAAGATTTTATATGACACAGGAATTAGAAGATGTTGTTTATGCTACTACTACATATAAAAGGCATGACCCAAACAGATCTTTGTCATACCTATATGATAAATTTGTACGGGGTGGTCTTAATAAAAGAACTTTAAGGTTAATAAAACAAAGTCTAGTTTGACACAGACTTCACACATCTGCTATAATAGAATTCTGGCGAAATGTCAGATATAACATAAAACCAAGGAGAAAAATGAATTCATTTAAGAAAATCGCCCTAGGCATCGCTGCAGCAATGTCTTTTGGCGTACTAACAGCACTTCCGACAAGTGCTGCTGTTAATGCACCAACTCTTACAATTGACTCAGCGACTGACGTTGTGACATCTGGAGATACCGCAACAGCAGTGGTAACATTGTCATTTATTTCAGAAACATCAGCAGATACTGCAACAGTGATCTCTGCTATGTTTTCACAACCAGCGGGATCAGCAAAGTCTGCAACCCTATCACTTCTAGAAACATCAACAGCCTCAGTAGTAATTGCAGGCAGCAATGTTTTAGCAAATATTAACTCAACAGTTAACGCTCCAACATATGTAACAGCAAAGTTTTTGGTAACTTTGAGCGCTCCAACAGTAGCAGGAACATATGAGGCTAAGATTTTAACAACTAGCCCAGTCAATGGACCAACAGCATCTTGGACAGTAACAGTGAAGGCAGCGGATATAACTCCATTTCCTTCAAATACAACATC